TTAGCCTCCGATCCCGGGCGTGAAGGCGTTGGCCGCGCCCAGGTAACTGCTGCCGCCCGTCGGGCTGGCGAAGAGCTTAACCCCCGTGCTCAACGCGTTGCCGATCTGCTTGGCGGTGTTGAGGTCGTTGTTCTCGCTGGCCGTAGCGGCGGTGTTGGCATTGGCGTTGCTGGCGTTGGCGTATTGCTGCCCAGTCTGGGCGAGCGCGTTGGCGCTGCCGGCGCCGATCCGGGTCTCGTCGAGCAGGTTACCGACGTACTGCTGGCCATATTGCTGGGCCAAGCCGGTTCCGTAGGCGTCCAGCGCCGTGACCAGGCTGCCCGAGCCCAGCAGGCCGTTGGCCGCCTTGCTGCCGGCCACCGCGTCCAGGCCCTGGTCGCGGGCGAACTGATAGCCGGTCGAGTTGAGGTAGTCCTGGAACGCCTTCTGCGTCGCCGCCGGATCGCCGCCCAGGCCCAGGAACCCGTTGAGCGCCGTCTCGGCAGTATTGCCGCTGGTGACGTATGGCTGCTCCAGCGCCTTGTTGGACTGGTAGATCTGGCTTTGCAGGGCGTTGTCCTGGGCGGCGACGTTCTGGGCCGTGCTGGAGGCCTTATCGCCCTCGTAGATGGCCGCGCCCGCCGAGGCGACGCCGGCGATGGCGATGGCGGCGGCTAGTGGCATTGCTTGACTCGCTTTCTCGATACCGGGCTCTCGCGCCAGGCGCTGGCGGTCAGGGTCCAGGCGCGCATCGCGCCATAGGGCGTCGCCCGCCAGTCGCCCGCGCACCTGAAGCCGAAGCTGAGCGGCGGCTGGCTGCGGCGGTTGGCCTGCTGCTCGAAGGTGAACACGATCTGATAGCCGGCCAGGAACACGGCGTTGAAGGCGATCACCGCCGCCTCCAGGGCCTCGCGCCCCCAGCCCTCGGGGGTGAACAGGGTGTGCAGCTCGCAGGCGAAGCCCAGCGGGTCGCGGGCCGCGAACAGATAGCCGCCGTGGACGGACGCCAGCGGTAACACGTCCTGGCGCAGCACGAACGCGGTCAGGGCCTCGGGGGCCAAGGAGCCGCCGATCAGCGGCGCCACGGCCGGGTGCGCGGCCACGGCTTGCCAGAAGCCGGGATCGCGCTCGACCCGCAGGGCGCCGCTAGCCATGCTTCACCACGTAGTTGAGGGTGGCCAGGGTGGCCGAGTGGGTGGCGTCGGTCACCGTCACCGTGCCGCTCTCGTTGGTTCCCGTGGTCGGGTTCGACACCCCAAACCCCAGGGTGTCGCCGTTGGAGACGTTGAATGCGCCCGTGTACGGCGTCTGAACGCCATTCTTGACATAGAACAGGTTGCCCGAGCCGCTGATCGCCAGAGTGATGGCCACGTGCCCGCCGGTCAGGCCGGCGATGGTCTGCACCGCGCTCTGGCCGCTGCCCACGCCATAGATGTTGGACCATGTGTTGGTCGGCGAGGTGCTCGAGATCGAGCCCGCGCCCTCGACGAACGCCCGCATCAGCGCCGCGCCGCTCATCAGCTAAGCCCGATGCCGCCGATCACCCAGGTGTCGGTCCCGACCTTGGTCGCCGTGGCCACGCCCCATTGCGCCAGGGTGCGGTTGCCGGTGGTCCCTGCGCCCGCCAGGTTCATGGTCACGCCGCCGGCCGGCGCGATCGTCACGCTGCCCGAGCCGGTGTTGATGAAGCCGACCACCGTGCCGAGCGGGAAGGCCACCGAGGCGTTGGTTGGGATCGTCCAGGTGTAGGCGCTGCCGCTGGTCTGATAGAGCGTCTTGCCGGCGTCGGTGATCAGCAGGGTGTAGTTGGCGTTCTCGGTATTGACCGGGCTGCCGAGGTAGCCAGCGCTCAGCGCCGCCGGGCTGGTGACGTTCAGCACCAGGTTGGTCGCCGTATCGCCAGCCTTGTTGAGCGGCGTGTAGCCCAGGGCCCCGATGACGCCGGTCCAGTTGGCCAGGGTGTTGGGGCTGACGAAGGTGGTCGTGGACGTGCCGGCGTTCACCTGCGTCTGCGTCGCCGCCACGGTGTTGAGGTTCACCGGGTCGATGTCGCTGAGCACCGCCCCGGCGCTGTTCTGCACCTGCAAGCGATAGGTCACCGTGGGATCGAGATAGATGGCTGGGAACTGGCCTGAGCCGTTGGCCACCACCGGATTGCTGAGCGGAGTCGTCAGGCCGCCATCGGCATACACCGGCGTCGGCGTGGTGCTGCTGGTGAGATACGCCTGAATCTTGGCCCCGCTGATGGGCGCGTAGCCGCCAGGCAAGCGGGTGATGATCACCGGATCGGTGAGGAGAATGCCGGCTGCGGACATATGTCCCCCTGGCTCGTTGCAGATTGTCTTGGATGCGAGCGGGCAGGGCGCCTCTGCGCTCTCTGCGGTTGACTTGGCGCGCGATGAGCCCCTCCGGGCGAAGAGCCAGCAAGAATCCCAAAAAGGAAACGGCCCGGCGGTGCACATCCGCCGAGCCGTCCAGTTCAGTTCCCTGTCACAAACAAGGGCCGCGTTCAGCGCCGGCTACTGTCGTACACCCCCAGCCCCGGAGCAATGCGCAACACTCAATCTGCAAGGCCAAGGTTAGGCAGGCGCGGGGCTCCAAGGAAACTAAGTAACATCCCTTAAGGATTCGCCCGTTCACGCCGCCACGGCCGCCCCGCTGCAGGCCGACACCCAGGCTCCATTGGACCAGAAACAGGGCACGCCGGTCCCGCTCCCAGCCCCCTCGCCGGGCTTCCTGCCATCCACCGCATAGGCCCAGTCGCCCTCGGCGGCCCCGGCCGGCAGCAGAGCCGCGCCGGTGACCGCCGTGTAGAGAACGATTCCAATGCTTTCGCCCAACGTTCCGCCCAGTTGCAGGCCGCCGGAGCCCACCACCTGGGTGCTCCGTGGCGCGGCGTTGGCGGCCAGAACGGCTGCGGCGTCGACCTTGTCTGCGGTCCCCCCGGTGCGTTCCCAAAGGCCGCGCAGCACCCGCTCGCCATAGCGGGTCAGCTTACCGCTCGCCGGGTCGACAATCGGCCATGACGGGTCGATCGGCGGCGCATGGCTCGCGGTCATCTCTGGACTTTGCCAAAATTACGGCTAAATCTAGGCATCGGTACGGTGGCTTTGTTCAGGGTAGGGTAGTCAGTAATGATGATTGAGCGGGAGCCTCAAGCACGCGCGGCGCGCGTGCCGATCGAGGCGATAACAACCTTCATTCTCGGCGGGATGATCATGGCGGCGCTCGGCGTCGCGGTCGCCGCCGGTTATCTCCCGCTTCCAACACTCTAAGACTCACCGGGAGGGGGGCTGCAGGCGCAGGGGCGCACCGGCGTCCCTGCGCCTTTGCATGTGATGAGCCCTGCTGGGCGAAGAACCAGTAAAGACCGCGATGAGCCCTTCCCGGGCGAAGAGCCAGCAAAGACCGCGATGAGCCCTTCCCGGGCGAAGAGCTACTATGGTCGTCACTGCGCCGGCCTGAGCGGGTTAAGCTCGAGGTGGCTGAAGGCCACGTCCACCGGCTCTGAGCAACGCACCCGGATCAGCCGGCCTGGCGCCCTCATCACGCCCAATCTCTGCCACGAACACCTAGCGGTATAGTCGCCCATCGCGCCCAGCCTCGCCTGTCGCCAGCGCTCCCACGTGCGGCCCATGTCGTCGCTCCAGCTCATCTCCACGATCGGCGCCGAGCCGGGGTCGACGGCGTTCCCCACCCCGGTCACGCAATGCAGCACCAGGCTGTCCATGCGCGGCCGGCCTTCCTCGATCTTGATGAAGGCGCAGGCCTGGCGGATCAGCGGATCGCCGGCGGGGAGGATCGTCGCCTCCAGGGCGGTCACCGGCGTCGCTTCAAGGCCCCGGTAGTCGGTGGTGGTCTCCAGGCCGGTGTAGCCGCCTGGGCCGCCATCGGTCCAAGCGCCAACCTTCATCTCCCAGACCTCTCCGGTCGTGTCATCACCGACGAAGGTGGCCTGGTTGCCGCCCGGCGGTTGGCTGCTCTCGTGGAACACGGCGGCGGTCTTGCAGCGGAAGGTGTCGCGGTTCCAGCTCGACCACTGCGCCCACTCGCCCCGCGCATAGCTGTCGCCATACGAGCCTTCGATCGTCCCCACCCGGGAGATGTCGTAGGCGTAGGTCCCGACCCCTGGAATGTTCAACACGTAGAACTCGTGGCCCTCGAAGCCGACCACGAAGGCGCTGAGGCTCGCCCAGTTCGGGCATTGCCGCAGCTTGTCGCCGATGGAGCTGGAGCTGATCCGCGTCGGCTCCCCGCCGCTGCGGTAGACGACGCCATTGTCGCCCACCCAGAAGAGGGCGTTATCGGCGAAGCATACCGTGTCGCGCGACGCCGCCCCGCGTTGATAGCCGCCGGAAAGATCGGGCAAGAAGGGCGTCGTCGCCGCCGTCGACACGTCGGTATTGGCGCTCCAGAACTCGACATTGGTGGTGGTGAAGAACGCCAGTTTGTCGTTCAGCACGCGCACGGCGACGTTCGGCGCGGCCGAGACGTTGTTGTTGGCGAAGTCGAGGCCGGTCTCATTGCCGGCATCATTGACCTCGGAATAGGTCCACTGCGCGCTGCCGGTGTCGGTGAACACGAACCGGCCGGCCAGATACGCCACGTCGGAGACATTCGGCAGCACGTTGTTGTTGATCAGCGTGAAGCTCGGGAAGTTCACCCCGTCCCACAGATACGCATAGCCGCCGGCCACCGCGACCACCTGGCTGGGCGAGGCCGCGAACCGCACCAGGTCGTTGCCCGGCAAGGTCCCGACGCTGCCGCCATTGCGATAGATTGTCGCGCCCGCGACCACGAACAGCGATCCCAGGCCGCCGCCGGCCGGATCGAAATAGAGCCCGCGGATTGGCCCGGTCCCATAGTTTTGCGCCTGGATCAGGCCCGGGCGGGAATAGTGAACCTCACGCAGGCCGACATAGGCCGCGTAGGGCCGCTCCTCCCTGACCGGCGTGGACTCGCTGATCAGGTTGACCAGCCGCACATCGGGAAACCCAAACGCGCGGCTGAACGCGTCGGAGAAGAACGGCGCCCGCAGGCCGGTGTTGCCGGAAAAGCCGTCGCTGCGGAATTGCGCGATCTGATCGGGCGGGGCCGATCCCTGCCCCTGGATTCCATCAGGCATGGGACCTCCCAAACTTCCGAGGACGAGCTCCGCGGAGCGAAGATCCGAGACATTGGCGGTCTGGGGGAAAGGAAACGGCCCGGCCGGTGAGAGCCGGGCCGCCCTAATCTACTCCGCCCCGGATACGGAACAGGGCGTTGGGTTGGGTTGGCCACCCAGGGAGTTAATCCCGCCGGTTACCTGGAGGTTCAATTCGCCGGTCATGGTGCGTGCGTTATTGAACCGGCGCCCAACCGCCGCTATGTGCGGCGCGGGGTTTTTGTTCAGGGTGGACGTCGTGTGGCTTAAGTGGGTCACGCGCCATTGGCTTGGCGCGTTCGTGGTTCTGGCGGCCATCGGGACCGGCGGCTACGTCTATCTCAACCTGCCGTGCTGTCCGGCGGCGCTGGAAGGCCACCCTGTCCTCAAGACTGTGCTCGGGCCGCTCGTCCCGCACCGGCCCCTCATGGCCAGGAACTAGCCCGCCGCGGCGTTCACCGCCGGGGCCGGCCATGGCGCGCCGAGCGGCGCTTCCACCTCGTTCCGCCCGCGCGGGGCATACATCCGCGCCATCATCGACCGCCCCAGCGCATCGGCGGCGATCACGTCCGCTCGCAGATCGGTGTTGAACTCCGGGGCCAGGACCACGGCCAGCATGTAGGGCAAGGTGGCGATCAAGCTGTCGGGGAACTCGATCGCATTGGTCGGGTCGGTAAAGTCGGCCTCGCGGATCCAGTTTCCGGTGTCGCCGCGATACCACCACCTACGATTGTCGCCGGCCTGGCTCAGCACCAGCGGCGTGGTCGAACCCTCGATCTGCGCCCCGTTGGGATTGATCGTGCAGTTGTGGGTCGGGAAGGCCAGGGCTTGGTCCACCACCCCAAACCGCGCCCCGGCGCGTGGATTGGCGGGCGCATTGAGGGTCAGCGCGAGGGACGAGACGGCGTACTCGCCGCCGTTCTCGGCCTGGGTCGGGCTGGAAGTCACGCTCTGCGCCGTGAGGCGCGAGCCGATCAGGGTCCCGAACCACGAGCGCTTGAGGGTGTTGAACGCCTCGATGGCGTCGGCCATCACCTCGGCGTCATACTCCCGGCCGGACGCCAGCGCGCCCAGCAGGCGCAAGGCGCGCTCCATCACGTCGTGGACGTTGAGGCTCATGACGTCCCCCCAGGTCTTCAGTTGTCTTCAGTTGTCTTCAGTTGTCTTCAGTAGGCCCGCCGTTTTCAGGTTCGGGCGGACCCTTTCAGGCGTAGGGCGCCGGGATCAGGCGGCGCCAGGCGGCGGCCACCTTCAGCAAGGCTTCGCGCAGGGCGGCGTTGGTGGCGCGGGCGGCGCGCAACTCGGCCAGCTTGGCGCGTTCCAGAAAATCGGCGGGTGTAGGCGTACGCATTTGGGGCCTCGTGTCTCCCCCACGGTCCCGCTCCGCCAACGCGGAAGGGCGCATTGGGTTCCGGGGCTTCTACGGGACTCCGTAGAGGCTTACTGTGGCCGTCGTGGCTCCGTTGCCGGACGATAACAGCACTGTGATGGAGGTTATGGCGCTGGTGCTTCGCCAACTGCCCCAAACAGACCCGGCGTAGAAGCCCGAGGCGACCCCCGTCAGGCGCACACCTTTGACCGCGGTCACTTCCTTGAAGTAGGACGTGCCGGTGTAGTCGAAGATGTTGATCTCGCCGCCGCCGCCGAGGTTGGCGACCCCGCTCGCCGCAGGGAGATAGCCGACTAACAGGACATTCTGCGCGACCGATCCGCCCCCTGTGTTGGTGGTGTTGTTGATGACCGATTCCTGAGTGTCGTAGTTCGACCCGGAATCACCGTTGAACTGAAGCTCAACGTTGGCGAACGACGCCGAGGCCGCGCCCGCGCCGCGATAACGGACCTGGAGGTCCTTGTAGGTGTTTGGGATCGAGCTGAAGGTGACCGAATTCACGCCGGCCAGGCTCAGCTGCTGGATCAGCACCGGCAGGCCGGCCGCCGCAAGGCTCGTCTGACCCGTCCCGCCGTTGGCGATCGGCAACTGGCCGCTGACACCGTTGGCGAGCGAGGTGACCGCTGGCGGCGTGACTGTTTGTGAGGTCGCCAGGTCGGGCGCGAACCCCAGCCACAGGGCCGCAAGCGGTGCGAGCAGGCGGCGGATCATTGGATCTGCGCCGTGAACGCGTGGCTGGTGGTGGTCGCCTCGACTTGAATGGCATCGGTCGCCACCGCGCCATTGAAGCTGCACGAGACGGCCGCGCCGGGAGCGAGACTGAAGCTGGCCGCAACCGAGGCCGTGCCGGAGCCGAAATAGACATACAGCGGCTCGGTCGCCGTTGTCGGGTTCTGGATCAGGCAGCCGTTGCGGGCCTGATTGGCGGCGGTAAGGGTCTGGAACGAACCGCCAGAGGTAATGGTCGTACTAATATTCTGGCTGGTGACCGGCTGGCCAGCGCCGGCGAGCGCCAGGCTGGGCAGAAGGCAGGCGAGCGCGACAGCCGCGACGATGCGTCTCTTGTTTCGCATGTGAAATGTCCCGATGATGCGCCGATGGGGCGCGAGCGTATCTTGTCCGTCCAGGCGCTGCGCTTCTTCGCCGCCGCCATGGTTGTCTTCAATCACTCGGCAGAGTTGGCAGTCGCCTCGACTGGCCAATACGGACCGCTCGCGACGCACAACTTGTCCTATCTGGGCGCCGCTGGCGTCGATATCTTCTTCGTCATCAGCGGCCTGGTGATCACCCTCACCGGCCCGCTGGCGGAGCCAAGGCCGACCGGGATCAGGTTCCTGTGGAACAGATGGAGCCGCGTCGCTCCGATGTTCCTGCTGCTGACGATCCCGACGTTGATGTTTTTCTGGGTGAAGGGACCGATGAGCCCGTATGGCGCTGGCGGCCCGATGAATGCGCCCCAAAACTGGGCCACGCTCGCCTTCTGGCCTGCCTCAACGGAACTTATCGTTCCACCCTATCTCAGCCAAGGGTGGACCCTGACGTTTGAAATGATCTTCTATTCGGCCGTCGCCTTCGTTCTGGCGGGCGGCAAGTTGCGCCGCAATCTGGCGATCATCACTGTCGTCGGCGCCTGCATCGTGTGGGCGCGATGGTATTACGAGGCGGCAGAATTACGGGTGCTGGCAAACCGAACCTATATCGAGTTCGGTTACGGCGTCTTGCTGGCTTTCCTGCTGCCCCGCCTTCGTCGAGCGCCAATATCTCTAATCGCTCCGCTTCTGTTGACCGCAGCCGCTTTCTACACCTGGGCTGCGGTGGTGAATGACGGCGGTTCTGGCGCTTGGCGCGCCACCCTATCCGACGAACACACTGAATGGCGTGTCTTCCTTTTCGGCACGCCCGCCGTCTGCATCGTGGCAACGGCCATTATCTGCGAGCGCGATTTCCGAGGTCGCCTCGCAGGCATCCTCACCTATCTCGGCGACGCCTCATATTCGATTTACCTGACCCACGCATTGGTGCTGCTGGGGCTCTGGAGCCTATGGCGCGTCACCGGAGCGCCGCCCTCGGCCCTTGTCGTTCTCATTGGCCTAGTGGCGGGCACGCTGGGTGGAATTGTCGTGCATGAAACGCTTGAGAAGCCAGTGATGCGCATCGTCCGGCGCGTGCCGGTCCTAGTTCATCACGCCGCTAGCCAGATTGGTCGTGCCAAAGGCGCCCGCGGTAGTGATGTTGGAGCCGTTGTAGACGAGCTTAAGGTTTGAGGCCGACCCAGGAAGCGCTCCTGGGTTTATGCCGCTGCACTCCACGAGGTTGTAGCCGCATCCGTTGTCGACCTTGACCCCGATCGCGACGTTGCCGGCGGTTGGCGCGTTGATCAGCGGCTTGACAATGTTCCGGAAGGCCGAGCCGGTCAAATAGACGCCCTCGGTCGCAACAATGTTCGGATTGTTGATGCTGTCCTCGGACCGACAGACCCCGGCGCCATTGAACTCGATCGGCACAGTGCAGTCGGTGACGATGTTGCCGATCGAGGACACACCCGTGCATGTTGACGTCAGCACGAGGCCGTTCACCCCGCTCGCCGCCGCCGAAAGTTGATTTCCGGTTAGGGTAGCGAGGCCTTCGAAGGTGCTAATCGCGACAATCGTGCCCGCGCTGCAATTCAGGTAGCAGTCGGATATGCGGACTTGGCTCGCCTGGTTGGCATTTGAGATCAGAAGCGCGTTGGTAGTGCAGCCGTCGATGACGCAGCCGCTGATTTGCAAGTCTTCGTCGGTTGAGGTGAGGCCGATGCCACCGGTTCCGCTGGCCTGGAGGCCGATAGCGCAAAAAGAGCTCTCAAAGCCTCGGATGAACGTGTCGGAGAAGCCGCCGGTGATGTAGTGACCCCAAGTGCCGCCGCCGAATGTGCCACCGTTGTTGAAGGCGGCGTCGAAGTTGAAATAGAGCGAAGCGTTTCCACTCGCGAAGCCAGAGAGGGTTGGCGAATTGTCCTGAAGAACGCCCATCCAGTAATCCCACCCATTGCCATTGTTGGTGAGCGTGCGGATAGCCTGGCACTTCTCCATGAAACAATGGACGTCGCCGGTCAGATAGAAACCGTTAGAGTGATCCTGCGATACAACGTCGTTGAGTGTGCAGGTGACAGCCCACCGCAGGCGCACACCGGTCGGTGAGGTCACGTAGTTGCCGTTGATCGAAGTCGGCTTGACCGACCGCTGCACCACAAGGTGCTCAACGGTCACGTGCTCCAGCCACGCTGCGGTCGGCGTTCCACCGGGATTGGATGCTGCCCCGACTACCAGGCCATCGATCGTGGCGCTTTTGATGATCAGCCGGGTCGCGCCGGCGTGGCCGTTCTGGTTCGAACCCACGCCGCGCAGGGTAAAGTTACTGGCCGTCAGCGTGATCGCGGCGCTGATGTAGTAGTCGCCGCCCATGAGCTGCACGGACGCAGCGCCGGCGTTCACCGCCGCCTGGATCGCCGCGTCGCTGTAGGTCGGGCTGCTGACCGGATAGGCCCCGGTCCCATACGTCACCGCGCCCCACCACTCGGCGAACACGGCCAGCTGCGTCGCCGGGCTGAACGCCACCGCGCCACTGCCGACCGGGACGAAGATCTGTGTCGGCGGCGCCACCACCCCGCCGTTGAACGTGGTCGTGGTGGCGCTGGCCGGCGCGATCTGCGCCCCGGTCAGGAACGTCACCTGGGTGGTGAACGTCACGTTGGCCGAGAGCTTGTAAGTCCCCGGCGGGATCACCAGGCTGACGCCCGCCGCCGCCGCCGTGGCGAACGCCGGCGCGTCGTTGGTCACGCCATCGCCCTTGGCCCCATAGTCCTTCACGCTGGCGAAATAGCTGGCGATGGTCTCATTGCCGTGGCCGTCATCGGTGACGGTCAGGCCGGTGGTGAAGTTGAGAGAGGCCGGGCCGACCGTCGTCGTGGTCCCCTGGCTTTTGACCGTGATCGCGCCGCCCAGGTCGCTCACCTGGGCGTATTGCAGCACGGCGGCCGAGCCGGGGCGCGCGATGGGGATCTGGTCGGTCGGCTGAACGCCCGTCAGCCGCGTCAGGGTGCTGAGCGCGGCCACATCGGTATTATCGAGAGGCATTGGCGCTCCTTAGATCGTCTGGGCGGCGCTCTGGCCGACCCAGCCTGAGCCGCCGCCCGGCGCATTGCCGAGCAGCAGGGCGACGTTCGGCCCGGCTTGGAGGGCCCAGAAGCCAGAGCCGGGGATTTGCAGGGCCACGTAGCCCGCCGCGCTGGTCCCGCCGCCAGGGGTGACGGCGGCGCTATGGCCGGTGGTGGGCATGTTGACTCCTCAGCGATTCGAGGCGGAGGGATAGCGCATGAGCAGCGAGGAATGGCGCGTCGGCGCCATCAAGCGGAGGCCCGGACCGAATGTCACGGCGCAGCGACTAGCTGTGCTAAAAGCGTCACCACAGCCACCACGACAGCGCCAAAAGGGCCGCGCCGATTAACGAACCCGCCAAGAAGGCCGTCCAGATCGGTGGCCCCTTTGCCGTGCTTCGGCGAACGAAGGGCGTCAGGAACGCCCGCGAAGGCGACCTAGAGGCGCTTGTTGAGACCGCCGAAGGTTGGGCTGGCAATTTCGTTTGGGTCGTTGTTGTCGCCCTAGTGGTCGAAGCCTTCGCTGGGTTCCTTCCGCCTCTCTTGGTTCCCGTCGGGGAGTTTGTTTGCAATGCAATCGTGGCCATCGGCGTGGCCCTTGAACTGCTCATGAGCAAAGCGGGAACGCGAGCACAGTCCGAAATAACGCGCCGGGCGAATAAGGACGCGGCGCAGGCAAGAGACAGTCTAGCCGCCCTAATTGAACGAGCCACATGGCGCGGGATGATAGCCGAACAGGCTAAAGCACTCTTGGAAGTCGAACTGCCCAAGCTGAAACCAGAATTTATCGTTTTCGTGTACCCAATTGGCGATGAGGAAGCCCGATACGTGGCAAATGAATTGGCCATTCCGTTTAGATACCACGGGTGGAAAGTCGGCTTCCGCGCAGCCGCATTTGTCGGGTTACCGATATACGAATTGCGCGTTGCAACGTTGTACGACAACAGCGAGTCACCGTTGTGGAAAGGCGTGCTTGCCGCCTTCGTCGGAGCAAAGATCCCCTTCGTCCAAGGTGAAGTCCCGCCGGCGTCATTGGTTACCGCCTGGGGAGATGTTGGGCCACTACCGGGCGTCGATGTGTACATCTGCCCGAAGCACATGCTCCATCCGGACAACATGGCTGCGATGAGGATAGGGGAAACGACTTTGCATCCAGCGGGGGCGTAGTCATGCGAGCCGGTAGTGGGCATCAGAAGATATCCCCGAAGCTGTAGCCGGCCCCGGCGCCGCCACCGCCGCCGCCGCCGCCTGAACCCTCGGCCAGTATCGGCAGGTGGAAGTTCTGCACCGCCGATTGAACGAAGACGCTGTTGGGCGTCGGCCAGGTGATCGTTGAGTCGGTCCACAGGTCGGCGGCCCCGCCGGCGAGCGCCAGGCTGCTGTGGCCCACGACAGTACCGGCGTTAAGGCCGACACCCAGATAATAGGTGTGGCCCATCGTGACACTGAGCGGGGCCGTCAGGTTGAGCGAGGTCTCGGTGCCGCCGCCGGCAGGCGATCCATGGGCCAATAAGGTGTGCGGCGCACCCGCCGTTCCGTCGCTGTCATAGACGACTGGAAAGGCGCTCTGCGTGGTCGCCCCATTGGCCATGGCGCAGCGCAGGCGGGTGATCGTCCCGGTGAACGGGCTCACATACGGGCTCACCAGCACCTGCGGGATGTTGGTGTTGTAGATCGCGCCCAGGCCGTTGCCGAGCAGGCTGCCGAGGTTGGGCGGGCCGGTGTTGGTCCAGCCGTTGATGAACCCGGTCAGGCTGACCGGATTGGCGAAGCCGCTCGCGCCCAGGTTGAAGGCATACTGCCCGCCGTTTCCCATGCCCACGGCGGGGAAGACACGCGCGAGCGGCGGATAGGCGAACTGCGTGGCGCTGAAAGCGATGCACCCCGTTCCGCTCACCGGGTCGGCGGTGTTGGTGGTTCCGAGCCAGGGTCCGCCGTTGATGCGGAACGCGCACCAGCCGTGGTCGAGGTCGACGGCCAGGTAGAGGTAATCGCCCGCGCCCCACGCTCCCCAATGGGCGATCGGGCTCTGGCCGATCAGATACAGCCGGTTGTTGTTGATATCGCCGTCCTGGCGATAGCCGATGCCGCTCTGGCCGGTGAACTCCGTCCCGCCGGTCGAGCCGATGAAGCCGTATTGCGAGCCTTTGACGGCGCTGGCCGCACAGGTGAGGCCGAACACATCATCGCCGCCGCCCGAGGCGATGCAGTGGATCTCCACGCACCACTTGCCGGCCGTCTTGCCCTCGAACGGCTGGGCCACGCCATTGGCCCCGCCGCCCAGCAGGCCGCTGGAGCCGGTGGCGATCAGGCCGCCGCCGGAGAGGGTGACGAACTGCGCCGCGTAGGGGTTGGTGTCGAGGGTGTCCCAGGTCACGGAAGAACGCCCGTCAGTTCGTCTGGACCGTGAGGATCAGGGTCGCCTCATCGAGGGACGTGACGCTGTTGATGTTGAAGGTCAGGGTGTCCCCAGCGCTGATGGCCGTGGTCCAGCCGGTCAGGGTGGTGTCGGTCATCTCGCGCGCGGCCGAAAGGGTCGGCAGGTCGGACGCGCAGATGGAATTGCCGGCGCTGGCCGGATAGGAGCCGAGCGGCGTCTTCCACACGTCGACGACGATGCTGCCGATCTGATGCGGGGCCAGCAGGGTCGCGGCCGTGATCGTGCAGGCGAACGGCACATAGAGCGAGCCGCGCACCCCGGTGGCCAGCACCGACCCGCCGCCGTCCATGACATAGGTGATGGCGCGGATCGGCTGGATCGAGAGGGTGGCCTGCTGCAGCGGCGTCGATTGTCCCGACCGGTAGACCGGGACGACATCGCCGCTCTGCGCCGCGCTCGGGGTGAGCGTCGGCAGGTTGAGGATGTAGGTGACGTCGGTGTTGTCGAGCGGCATCTAGAAATATTCCGCGCGGACGGGCTGCCGGGCCGAGCCGGTACGGTTGAAGATCTGCGCCCGGGCCCGGGTGGCTCTGGCCGCGAACCCGGGGCTGGGCTCATTCAGCGCCAGCTCCTGCATCAGCCGCTCGGCCACCAGCACCCCGAAGGGGCCGGCGTAGCGGGCGTTGAGCGGCAGTTCGCTGTCCAGGGTCAGGCCGTAGGCGGGCGCCCACTGGTTGATGTCGGCGCGGTAGAACCACAGGCCTTGCGTCGTGCCGACGATCTCGATCCGCGCGCCATCGGTCGGCTGGCGAAACGTGACGCCATCGGCCGCGCCGGTGCTGCCTTGGGCGATCCAAGCTGGCGTGCCGGCGAACTGGTAGTCGTAGGGATCGTAAGCGCCGAAGATCGGCACGGCGTTGGGCAGGGTGACCGTGGCCGTATCGCCCGCCTGGATGCGGCACCGCTGGTTCTCGTTGGCGACCCACGTCGTGGCGCTCACGTCCACATCGATCAGCGGACCGCGGGCCTCGTGAAGTTCCTCGACCACGTTCTGGATCGCCACCATGCCGGCGTTGAGCTGGTCCACGTGCGCCATGTCGCCGGGCGCGATGACCTTGAGCGCCCGCAAGGCGTCGGCGATCACAACCCGGCACGTGGGCATGGCTGCGACCTCCTGTTTCAGCACCTCTCCCCGAGGGGGAGAGGTCAAGACAGCGAAGCTGTCCGGGTGAGGGGTTACGCCGCCGAAGGAAGAGGAGGGCCGCCGCCCCTCGCTACCGTCATCACCGGGCGGGCGCCCGGTGATCCACGGCCACCAAAGGTGGGGTAGTGACCATGGCTGGCCGACGAGTGGTGCGGTCGGCCATGACGGTAGGAGGGGCGGCGCGCCCCTAGGCGCCTGCGCGCCTAGCTCAGAAATGCGATGAGAAGCAGCCCAAGGGCGAAGGCGGCGCCAAGCGCGAGCGCGGGCAAGGCCACCTCGAATATCGACAGGCCTAGGCGCCGCGCGCCATCGCCAGCCCAGTCGTCCAAATCGTCACGGAACTCGTCACTCATGAACTACGCCCCACCAACTAGCCTAGCCGTAGCGGCAACCGGCCGGGCCGACAATTAAGTGAAACTACGGAGTATCCAGCGGCTGGAGGGCCCAAACAAAACGGCCCGACCGCTTCGTTGCAGTCGGGCCGCCTCGGCGTCCCCTAGGAAGGGCCGTGCTCTCACCGGATGAGAGGTTGGTAAGCGCGGCCTACGATTCGAACAACTAGGTACAATTACGTAAAACCGACGCAAAATTCACGGTTTAAGCGTTACCAGTATGACGCCGATGGCGATCACGGCGGCCAGGATCAGGAACGGAGTCAGGACCTGCACCAGGCTCAGGCCAAAGTGACGCTCGGGTTCCCGGTGCGATTCTCTCCACTCGTCCATGAACGCGGCTATGAGCGCCGGCGGGTGACGGGTCCAGCCTTGAGCGGTGGGGTGCGATGATTGGACGCGGCGACGGTCCAGGCGGCGAAACGGCCCGATCGTGGTTACGATCGGGCCGCCTCGGCTCCCCCTAGGTGGGGGCCGCTGGGTCTCACCGGGTGCGGTCTGGTAGCAACCGTCACCTGGCCGGACAACTACGCACAATTACGTATTTCGGACGATTTTTTCACACTCACCTCGCGGCGAACTTAGAGCGCTTTCACGATCGCGATCAGGGCCTGGGTGAACTGGCTCCGGAGCGCGCTCCGCAAAAGTGGCATCGCTTTTGCGATAAGAGTGCGCTCGAACGTTTAAAGCGCCCTGACAATCACAATCAGAGCTTGCGTGAACTGACTCCCAAGCCCCTGCAGCGCCGCCCTGAGCTCGGCGCTGGCCAGGTTCAGCACCCCGGCCTCGATGTCGGCCAGGTCGCCGCTCGCGACGTCGGCCAGCACCCGCGTCACCAGGCCGCGGAATTCGGTCAGCAGGCCCGGGGCCATCGACAGGACGATGATCTTGAACGCCAGCCAGGCCTTGGTCGCCAGGCCTTCGGCGAATTCGTCGGCCGCCGCGGTCCAGGCCTTGAGATCCTGGACGACGGCGACTTCGAGGGTCTTCAGGGACATGCGGTCAGGCTCCGAGTTTGGCGCAAACGCCGTGGGTGAAATTGGCCAGGGTGAGGTCGGCGACGGCGCTCATCTCGTGGCGGATCGGCCCCCCCACCACCGGCCAGCGCGGGCCATTGGCCTCGATGGCGGCGGCGACCTCGCCCCGGACGGCGACCATCACGTCGCTGAAGGCCCGGGCCACGTCCGGGCCGGTGTCCTTGGGCAGCAGGGCGGTGAAGCCGTCGATGGCCCCAATGAGGCTAGGGGTAAGGCTGAGCGTCGTGTTCATGGGCGAGATCCCTTGAGGAAGCCGATCAGGCCGCCGGCCACCGCCGAGACGATGGTCGCGGCCGGCTGCGGCGGCGGAATGAAGAGGCAGGCGGCGGCCAGCGCGGCGGCCAGCGCCATGGCCAGTCGGTTGTCGGTGATCATGGTCGGATCCCCGACTCCATCTGCTCGGCCAGGCGCCGGGCGCGCTCGCCGACTTCCGTCGCCCACCGGCTGCCGAGCATCCCGGCGCTGGCCAGGCCGAAGCAGCCGCCCCGGATGGCCGCCAGGGTGTGGGTGAAGCGCAACAGGCCGCGCACGCCGAGGTTGAAAGCCATGTTGACCAGCACGTCCTGGCGCACGTCGTTCAGCGATCGCCACCACGGCAGGGCGAGGTCCAGGTCGTGCATCACGGCGGTGACGGTGGCCGCCAGCTGCGCCCGGGCCTGCGCCAGGGTGACCGGGGGCGTCGATTCGTCCACGCCCTGCGTATGGCCGCAGCCATTGGTCCAGACGCCCAGGGTGTCCTGGTAGGGCTGGGCGCGGAAGCCTTCGTCGTGCTCGAGGTCGGCCATCAGGTACGGCGTAGTCATCCCCGCGCCTCCCGGGCCGCCCGCGCCTCGCCGTCGAGCACGCCGCGGATGTAGCTGACGTCGGCCAGGATCTGGTCGACCTTGGCCAGCTCGGCTTCCGCCGCGCTCATCCGCGCCGTCAGGGCGTCGATGGTGGCGTGGATCCGGCCCCAGGCGATGAGGGCCGCGCCGATCACCGGCAGCAGCACGATGCAGCCGCCGATGATGGCCGCGGTGATCGTCGGGTTCACGGGATGGCTCAGGAGGCCAAGCCGTCCACGGTGTAGTAGATCTCCAGCCGGATCGTGCCGGCGACCTTGGTGGCGCCGGCCGCGTGCACGGTGGCGAACACCAGGGTGTCGGCGGTCAGCTGCACATCGTAGGTGGTGGCGAACACCGGGGCGGCGTCGGTGTGCCCGGCGTTGCTGCCCACCAGCGACTGGCTGAAGAAGTCGGCCGTGTGGCCAGTGTAGCCGGCGTCGATGGTCAGGGTCGGCGAGACGTTGCTGTCCAGCGCGGTGCTCACCGCCAGCTTGGCGCTGCGGATCGTGGCCCCGGCCGGCAGGTAGAAGAAGTTGATCACGTCGTTGAGGGCCAGCGCCGTGGTCACCGCAACTTGCGCGGCGGCGCACTTGACCGAGCCCTTGAGGCCGTGGGCCGGAACCGAACGCGCCACCGGCGCGCCGGCGGCGGGATTGAAGGTAGCCATAGGTGTTGTTCCTTTCGTGCGCGGTTAGGCCGTCAGGCTCTGCCGCGCTCCGAGGGTTGATGAGGGAAGTCTCCCCGAGGGGGAGAGGTCGACTCGCCAATGGCGAGCGGGTGAGGGGTTACGCGGGGCGGGGTTCCCTAACCCCTCACCTTCCCACGCCTACGGCGCGGGCCCCTTCCTCTCCCTCTCAGGGAGAGGAGAGTTAGTCGGCCGCGGCCGCCACGTGGACGGTCACCATGCCGTTCTGGACGCCGTTGAAGTTGACCTTGCGCACGCCCAGCAGCTCCTCGATGGCGACGCCAGGGCGGAAGCCGTAGTCCTTGATGTAGTCGGTGCGCGGGGTCGGCTCCTGGCCCCAGGCGATGGCGACGCTGCCGGCCCCGGCCAGGAAGATCGGCCGCACATCGCAGGACGACCCGCCAGCGCCGTCGTAGACGCCGGTGTTGGTCGCCCACGTGTCCAGCTCCGGGATCTCCCGGTGCAGCACCCCGTCGTAGAACAGGTCGCCGTCCTGGAAGATCGGGTTGCCGTCCATGGCCTTGTCGCCTTCGCGCGGCCGGGCGTACAGCTCGGAGTTGATGATCGAGCTGTCGGCCTTGAGGTCGCGGAACGAGCGTGAGCCGTGGAAGGCGACGAAGAACTCCCGCGGGCCGTTCATGGTCGTCACCCGGAAAGGCCGGATGTGCGGGTCCGCGACCCGGGCCATGCGCTTGCCGAGGCTCATGATCGCCGCCGACACCTTGTCCGAGCCGGTGGTGATGTTGCCCAGCGCCGTGGCGTAGGTGGCGTTCCAGTTGGTGGTCACGTGCCCGAACAGCAGCCGGTCCTTGTTGTTGGCCGACCAGGTGTTGCGCTGGCCAGCCGTTGACGAGCCGATCTTGACGAACGTGCCGCTGGTGTCGGCGACAACGCCGCCGAAGCCGTCGGTGATGTCGTCGCGCAGCTTCTCGGCCTCCCAGACGAGGAGCGCGTCGCGCCCGGCGTTCAGGAGGTTGATCTCGGTCTGGAACTGCTGCGATTTCGGCACGCGGACGCCGTTGCGGCGCCAGTCGATCAGGATCGGGCAGTTGTAATTGGTCAGCTCCTCTTCCTGGCCATCGAGCACGTCGGAGCCGGTGACGCCGGACGACTTCAGGCGGCCGATGAACGGCACGTTGATGGTCTTGCCGGCTTCCTTCTGCAGCTCGTAGCGCGAGAGGATGATGCCGCCCTTGTTGAGGTCGGCGTTGGACATGAACGACTTGTATCCAGAGAGACGGACGTACTCCTGGAAGTATTGCGTCATCCACACCTGCTTCTGACTGGCAGAAGCGAGAATGGTTTCGGCCATGGCTTAGGGTTCCTCTTAGGTGATGGCCGCTCCGAACGCGACGCCGTCGCCAATCTCTGTGGCGGGACCGCCGCGAAGGCCCGAGCCGGGCGCTTCCGCCAGCGATCTGGGCGGTGTCGGAGCAGCCGGTTGCGGGGTTTGGGCTGCGGGTTGGGCCTGGAGCGCGGCTTGCGCCTTTTCCCAGGCCTCGAAGGCGGCGAAGCGGTCGGGCGTCACCTTGGCCGCGAGCTGGTCGCGGTTGTAGGCCTGCACGGCGGCTTCGTAGGGATCGTCACTGGACCGCATGGCGGCGTTGAAGTGCGGATCGGCGTCACACCGCTCCACGGCCCAGTCATGGACCGTGGCGATCAGGTCCTTGCCGTACTCGCGCTCCGCGAACCGGCGCGAGTTGCGCAGGTTCTGCTGATAAAGCGCGGCCTGGACCTGCGCCTCGGGCGGAGCCGGGGCGGCGGGCTGCTGGGCGGCAAGCCGCTCCTGCAGCTCGCGCAACGCTTTCTCCGCCGCCTGGCGCTTTTCGCGCTCGTCGAGCACCGCCGAGAGCGGGACGTGCCCGGGCTCGGGGGCCGGCGGCGTTTCCGCCGCGGGCGGGGGCTCGGGCGTTTCCGGCGCAGGCGTTTCCGGTTCGGGCGTTTCTCCCAATCTTTCGACAGCCGTTTCGACGTGCGGATCCGCACCCTCGGGGCTCTGCCCCAGGGCGTCTTCCAGTGGATTGTCCATGATTTTCCCTCGCCCTTGACGGCGGCGGCCCGGAGCGCCCGGAACCCGGCGGCGGCTGGACGCTCTCAGCGCGTCCGAACTGAAGGTGCGCCCGTTAGCCTGACGGCGGCCCGGCGGCGGCTGACTTCACCTCTCCCCGAGGGGGAGAGGTCGAGACGCGCGCAGCGCGTCCGGGTGAGGGGTTACGCTACGCGGCCTTACCCTGGCCAGCTCAGCGGCACGGCCCACAGGACCGCAGATTCCAGCCAGGCGACGATCCGGGCGTTGTGGAACCGGTGACGTTCGGCGCGGCGCTGATCGCGTGGCGGCAGCAGCACCATTCGGCTGGAAATGAGAGCCAGTTCGGAGGGGCGAATGACGGGCAGCGGATTCACCGGAAAATAGGCGATCACGGCGGCGCTGGCCCCGATCAGACATACGTCACGCCACTGCCGCCCCGAAAGCGCCAACCGCATGGACGTCCCCGTTCTCGATTATTAACCGGCTGTAATAATCCTTAGGGCCGGGCTCGACCGGTTGCAATCACGTTTTTTGAACGATTCTTGAACGCCCTTTTCGGATTCGATCGAATTGCGGCCGGCTACAGGTGAGGCCGATTGGTCCGCTGCGGCGCGCCGTAGTCGACGCTCCCGGGATGAAAGGCGCCACAGCCGGCGCAGTCGGTCTCGGCCTGCTTCGAATCGCCGTAGCCAACGGGCCCCGGATGAAATGTGCCGAGGGGCGAGCCTGCCGCCCGACTCGCGGCGGCATGGCGATGATGCGCAGCCTGATGGGGATGGGTTTTTGCCTGGGCTGTGGGAGCCAGGGCCAACGCCGCGCCCGCGGCCAGTACAATGGTCAAGCGCATGCCGCTGAGCTTAGCCCTGTTCGCATCCCAAGACCATCGGCGGCCATCCCACCCCTCATCTCTGCGTCTCTTCGGTTAACGACGGAGATCGTAGACTGAGACGACCACGGTTAGCGCGTGTCGTCGAACGATAGACGCACTACGCCTCGGCAGTCTTGGGGTTGCACTGGGCCCCGAGTCTAAGGGCTACCTCCTCTCCTACCGTCATCACCGGGCGTCAGTCCCGGTGATCCATTTGTCGCCAGCCGGCGGGTGGCCGTGCCGAGCGCGGCCATGGCAAGGCCCGCGCTCGATGGATGGCCGGGCGCTGACGGCCGGCCATGACGGTAGGGTAGTCTCTGCGTCTCTGCGTCTCTGCGGCTAACTGACCGGCCCCTCGCCGACGTTGGTCGTCTCGGCATCCTGAGCGGCGCCCGCCTCCGCTTTCTGCTGGCTGACGCTCGCCTCGGGCTCCGCCGAATGCGCCCTTGACAGCGCGTTGATCAGGCTCGCCTGGCCGCTCGCCGTCTTTTGGAGGGCCGACGCCTGGGTCTCGTGGATCTTGGCCACCGCGTGGGCCTGGGCCAGTTGCTGCTGCGCGGCGTTGGCCTGCTGCGCCTCCTGCTGCGCCTGTTTGATCTGATCGAGCACGCTGCGCTTGTGCGGCATGGAGCTCAACTGGATCATGGCCGTCAGCGGAACCTGGCCCTGCCAGGCCGGGTTCGAGCCGATCAGCTGCATCAGCTCGCTGAACTGCTCCTGGGCGATGGTCCCGGTCTCCGGCTGGCTGTCGACCTCGATATCCACATCCATCTGCGCCACCGCGTTCCGGTAGCCCAGCACCCTGGGCAAGATCGCCGGCAGACCGGTCTCAGGGTGCACGCCCACGGCCGAGCCGCCGACCACCGGCTGGTTGAGGCCCACGAACCGCGGCGCGTCCTCGTCGTCGGTGACACGGATGAACTGCGGCGCCCGCCAGTACTGCCGGGCACGGGCCCAGCACTGGCGATAGATCCTAAGCTCCCAGTCCTCCAGCGCCCCGAAGATGGTCGCCAGCTCCACCAGGCCGGCCTGCTGCCGGGCCAGGAGCGCGCGCCCCGAAGCGTCCTTGTCGTCCCTGCCCAGCACCGCCGGGTTCGGAGCCATGCGCTCCATCTCGGCCTTGGCCTCGGCCATCAGCTCCAGGTTGGACTGGAACTCGATGGTGTTGGGGCTCATTTCCCAGCCCACCGGCAAGACCCCGTCTGGCCTCGCCGCCTCCTGGCGCACCTCGTCGGCATCGACGCTCATGGCCTGCGGGTCCCTGGCCTGGACGCGCGACACATTGATCGCGTGCAGGCTCTTGGACCGGCGCTTGTTGATCTCGTCCTGCAGCGGGATCATGTCCCACACCACTCCGTAGCGGGCGTTGTCGCGTTTGACGTAGGCGCTTACCGCCTCGATCGGGCAGGCTGGGTTTCCCTTGTGGTCCAGGTACGGGCTCTCGCTCTCCTCGAGGATGTCGGAGCCGGTGAATACGCACCGCTTCCAGCCGCCCTTGCGGTAATACATCTCCACCACCATCAGGCGGCGCTGTTTGGGGTCCACCCACCCGACCATTCCGGAATAAGCCAACGGCCGGTCCTGGAACGACTCGTCGGCCACGAGACCCCCGCCGACGCCCATGCCCCCGCCGCCGCTCTGGACGGCGTTCTCGATGCTGTCGGCCTTGTCGGGGTAGAGGGCCGTCAGGTCGTCGGCGTACATCCACTTGCAGACGCCCTGGTAGCGGGCGTCCGCGAAGTCGGCCCGGCGCGACTGCGGGTCAGCGAAATGCTCCTCCCAGCGGATCTGGGTGATGGTCACCTGCTGGTCGCCATCGACGCCGACGATGGCCGCGCCGGTGCCGGGCACCAGCATGTCGAAGAAGCAGTGCGTCTTGAGGCGTTTGAACCGATTGAAGTCGGCGATGTAGCGCAGGATGTCGGTGGCCGCGTCGGCGGAGTCGGTCTTGTCCGGCTCGCGCGGCCAGGCCCTGGGCTCAGTGCGCCCGCGCTCGGTGACGCCGAGGATGCCGTTCACCGCCGGCTTGATCCGGTTGACCACGATCGGCGGCTGCTTGCGCTTGCGCAGGGCGGCCAGCTCCTCGGGGGTGTATTGGTCGCTGTCGTAGTAGTCGATGGCGGCCAGGCTGCGCTGGCGGGCGTCGAGGGTCTTGAACGCGGCCTCGGCGAAATAGCGCTTCAGCTTTTCTAGGTCGGCCGATCCGGTGGAGTCAGGCTCGCCTTTGGCGCCGGATTCAGCCGGCGCCGAAGCGCGCTCGGAGCGTGCCAGCATCTTCGCTCCTGCTGTGGGATTTGGCGGGGGCCGTGAGCCACTCCTCGCCACTTTTCATATTGCACCACATCTCGACCGGTTTGTCAAGCGCAATGTCAACAAACACACCTGCAATTCGCAAATTATTTTCGGGCGACCTCGATCGCAATTTATTTTTTAACCATTTCGGAACCGGCGCCGAGGGGCGGCGTTTTCACCGTGTCTTCTCGCTCAATGTTTCGCCCCCCCGACTGAAAGCGGGAAGCCGGGCCCGGTCCGAACGAAAGTTCGAACCGGGCCTTTATTTTTTCACCCCCCTCCCGGCTATCGCCGGGACCCCGAAGGGGTGGAGGGGGCCTAGATCAGCCTGATCCCGAAGTCGCGCCGCAGCTCGGCCAGCGGCCGGTCCTGGAACGACTCCGGCGGCGTCCACGGCCACCGGCGCTTCACGTGAAACACCTCGCCGATTCCCCGGCAAATGCGCGGGATCGCGCGGATCGTCACCCAGACGCTCTTCAGGGTTCCCAGCTCCTTGAAGATCGCCTTGGCCGCCGGGTCCTGGGTCATGTAGCGGCTGTAGCGCCGCCATCCGACATCGCACGACAGCAAGGTGCGGACGTCGGCCATGGCCTCGTCGTCGAGGGTTGTGTTGAGCCCGAAGACCACATGGCACATGTCGTGGCTGCGGAAGAGATCGGAGCTTTCCGGCGGCAGGTCGCGCGGGCGCGCCACCCTGCCGACGTTGGCCGCGTAGTATTCCTCCAGCCCGTCGGCGAGCGTCTGCGGGCTGTCCTGTTGCTGGTAGCCGAGCGGGCCAAGCGAGCGGCCGTTCATACGTTCCATATAGGGCGCCGCCCCCCTCCCGGCTATCGCCGGGCCCGCTGTGCGCGATGAGCGCTTCCGCGCGAAGAGCCAGTAGACAACCAGGCGCGCTATGCGCGCCTGGTCAGCCGCAAAAACTCCTGCCGCGTGCGGGCGTCGTCGCGGATGGCTCCGGTCAGGTGGCTGGTGATCATGTGCGAGCCGACGCTGTTGACCCCGCGCAGGGTCATGCAGCTGTGCTCGGCCTCGATCACCACCCCCACGCCCTTGGGCTGCAGGATCTGGTCGATGGCCTCGGCGATCTCGGCGGTCAGCTTCTCCTGGATCTGCAGGCGCCGGGCGAAGCCGTGCACCACCCGCGCCAGCTTGGAGATGCCCACCACCCGTTTCGTCGGCAGATAGCCCACGTGGGCGTGGCCCAGCACCGGCAGCATGTGATGCTCGCAGAAGCTCACCACCGGGATGTCGCGCAGCACCACCAGCTCGTCATAGCCGCCCACCTCCTCGAAGGTGCGCTCGAGATAGTCGCGCGGATTGGACTCATAGCCGGCGAACAGTTCGGCGTAGGACTTGGCCACCCGCGCCGGCGTTTCCTTGAGGCCTTCGCGGTCGGGGTCGTCGCCGGCCCAGCGGATCAGGGTCCGCACCGCGTCCTCGGCCTGGGCCTGGGTCACGCTCCCGCGTCTGACGGTCTGATCCAAGGTTGGGGACTCCTTCGCGTGGCCCAAGACTTCTGTGGACAAGGCGCCGCGCGCCATGACGCACGGGCCGTCAAGAGTCTAGGGTCGCGCTCCCGCCCTTTCAATGTGAGCAGCCATTCCATGCCCGACGACGGTTCCGGTCTCGAGACCCTCAACGCCTCCGCCCAGGGCAAGCTCAAGAGCCTCATCGAGCGCATCGAGCGCCTGGAGGAGGACCGCAAGGCGGTGACCGCCGACCTGCGCGAGGTCTACGCCGAGGCCAAGGGCGAGGGCTTCGATTCAAAGATCCTGCGCAAGGTGGTCAAGCTGCGTGGCCTCGACAGCGCCAAGCGGGCCGAGGAAGAAGCGCTGATCGACCTCTACCTCTCGGCCATCGGCGGGCTTTAG